GCTCCTGTAGCCCCGAACTGGGCAGATTCGAGTGGTTGTAGCCCTTGAATGCTTCCAGCCCCTAGAAAGGCGATTCCTGCCCCTACAGCGAACGCGCCGACACGGAGCACTCTTTTGATTGGGTTACTTTTTAGCAGGCTTTTTAGCAGCTGTTTTCTTGACAACTGATTTCTCTTCCTCTTCAACGGTTATGGTCTGAGGCGTGAGTGTGGCCTCGATTAGGGCTAGTGGGTCTTCGACTGGGTTGGTCGCCAGGTTGATTTTGTCGCCAGCCATTAGGTGCAGGTGCGCGCCTGATGTGGCAGAGCCGGTGTTCCCAGACTTACAGAGAACTTCGCCGCCCTTGACTGGGTCGCCAACTTTCCAGAATTGCTCCTGGTCTTCTAGCAGGTGGTAGTAGCCAAAGATTTTGACCTCGAGCTTGCCCTTGACTATGACCGGTGCGCTGATTTCGATGAAGTAACCGAGAACGCTTGTGTGGCCGATGTTCTTGACACGGCCTGATCCGATTGCCAGAAGTGGTGTGCCTGATTGGAATGAGTAGTCCAAACCTCGGTGTGGGCCGAGTCCTAGTTTCTTTCGAGTGTCTGAGTGTGTACCAAACTTCTCGCCCATGCGCGAGACCTTGCCTGGGTGGAATGTTTGGACAGTTACTTGTTTAGACATTGGTCATTACTCCCTGTGCGATTGCCACGATTGACCCACCGATAGCACCGGCAAAGCCCATGAATAAATAGATTTTCTTTTGTAATTCACGGACGTCGCGCTCGAGTTGCTTGTAGCCGTTCATCTCTGCCTTGAGTGTTGCCAGGTCTTTGATGATTGTAATCAGCAGCTCTCTGTCGGTTGTTTCGGCCATTTTAGTTTTCTACCCAAGCGGTTAGTTCTTCGTCCCAGCTGTATGACTTGCCGTCTGTTGGATAATCTTTTGGCGCTTTCCAAACCCAGTCGGTTGCGTTCCATTTCCACGAGGCGAATGGTTGAGCAGGTTTGAAGTTCCCGGTACTGGCAACATAAGTGTCACCGATAGCTGCAAACTTTTTGCCAAAGTTGGCGTTGTATGAGGTCTGTACCCATGTTCCCTCGAGGCCCAAACTGTTTAGGTATTGCTCGCCTTGTAGTTCTTGCGAGTTGTCTACTACAACAACCTGCGTGACTGTGCCATTCTCAATTTTTGCAAAGTGTGCCATTTCTAACTCCAATACCTAATAATGCAAGTTCCTGAACCGCCAGCTCCGGCCGCGTAATGAGCGGCACTGTATGCACCACCGCCGCCACCACCACCGAAGTTGGCTGTGCCTGATGTGCCTGCAGTTGTGCCGAATGCTCCTGCACCTGCGTTTAGACCACCAAAGATTGCAGAAGCTTGAGCAGAGGCTCCGCCGCCACCGGCTCCATAGCCATTCAAGCCAGGGTTTCCAAAACTAAAGTCTGTTGTGTAACCAAGACTGCCCTGTATGACAGATAGTCGAGGCAATGCGATGTTGTTTATAGTGTCTACACCCGAGCGATAGGGATACATGATTGCAGCTCCACCGCCACCACCAGAGAATGAAGCTGTTGTTGTTCCCATGCCACCGCCAGACGCAATTTGAGCGTTGGCTGGATTTGTTCCTGAGGCAGATTGACCACCGCCACCACCGTATGCAGTTACTAGGCTGCCAAAAGTGCTCGATGTTCCAGTTGAGCCAGCAGTTGCGGACGAGGCACCAGCAGCTGCGCCACCAGCGCCAATTGTCACTGTGTAACTTGAAAGTGGAGTGACTGTAATCATCTGGCTCACGACTCCACCACCGCCACCACCACCCGATCTGTGGTTTGCAGTTCCGGCACCGCCGCCGCCACCACCACCACCGACAAGCAAGAGTTCAATTTGGTTTACACCGGCAGGTGCGCTCCAAGACTGAGTGGAGTTGATGATTACGAATGTTGGGCTTTTGGTCGTTGAGGCTGCAGGAGTAGGTGTTGGGAATACTGTTACGCTCATTAGCTGATTTCGCTCCCGAATAGTTGGAATGTCAAAGTGTTGCTGGTCGAGCTGCGAACCGTAATGATGTCAGTTGCGTCAAGAGTCAAACCAAGAGTGAATGCTGCAGTTGTGTTAGCGGCAACTGGTGCGTCAAAGATAATGGCGTTGACGTGACCTGTAGCCGCGCCGTTGATTCTTGCCCAAACTTTAGCGTTGGCAGCTGTGCCAGTGACGTTCGTGATTGTCAAAGTTGAAACGATTGTTTCCCTCGCTGCTGGGACTGTGTAGACGTCAGTTTCGGCAGTTGTTGCCGGGTGTGCCTGTCCGAGAATCTTGTAGTTTATTGCCATGTTTTTATGCTCCGATCAAGAGAATTGGGCTGAGTGGATCTGGGATAACGACGGGTGGTGTTACTAGAGTCCATGCGCTACCAGTGTAGAACCAAAGGTCTCCGCTTGAGATTAGGTAAGTGACCATTCCAGCCGTAGGTGACGGTAGGGCTGTGCCTCGAGCTGTGGAATTGGCAAAGACCATGACGGTCTGATCCATTAGATAGTCCTGGACTCGAGACGCTGGGAGCGTCTGTCCGTTTACAAAGTCAAACCAGCCGGCCATGAATTACTCTTTCCATACTTCTAGGGTAGTGAACCAATTGTTAACATCTATGCTATGACGCACCCTTGTCACTGTGTAGGTTGTGTCGATGTTCATTTCGTCGGTCACATAATAGACGCCTACGAAGTCGCCCGGCATGAACTCGATTGCTTCGGTTAGGTCTCGGTCTCTATTGACGGCTGGCGTTACTACGCTTTGGACGTTTGTAATTGTCTTAGGTGTGAAGACGGCCGCTGCCCATTGGTCGGCGTCGGTTGTAGAGTCAAGGTCCACTGTGAAGTTTTCGGAGCGTTGCCCGAATAGGTCGATTGAGTCTGAGTCTTCGTAGAGTTCAGAGAATGGTGAACCACCATACTTTTGGGTGACTAGGACGGTGTTGAAGATGTGTTCCGATTGCATTGCGGAGTCAAGGTCTGCCATGCAAAGGTGTCCAGGGTCGCCATGGTTGTTTCCAATTGTGTAAGTGGCTACTCCTGAAGCCGAGCGCGGCCTGTAGTAGAGCAGCTCGTCGTCTGGGTTAATCCAGATGAAACCAAGTCCTGTATTTAGGCAGTCGGCGGCTACAGCGCCAAAGGTTGTGTTTGCTTGGCTTGTGCCACTCATGAACCATTCGTCCAGGATTGTGACACCGGCGTAACCGATTGAGAAGCCTGTGGCGTTGACTTCTGTAATTGCTTCACCGATTGCGTAGCTGGGTTTGATTACTCCGCTGGGTACATAGTCGAAGCGTCGGTTGACTAGGAGTGCCCAGAAGTCGGTTGCGTTGACTGTGATTTGGTTTGGCTGGTCTGGAGCGTAGGTGACGTTGATGTCGTCTAGGGTGCCATGCCAGATAACAAAGTCATAGGCGTCGCGAACTGCTCTGATTCTGATTTCGATACCTGGGCGAATAGCCGGGTAGTTGTTAGGGTCGAACTCCCAGCTCTGCATTTGAATCGTGGCTTTACCTGAGTCGGCTTGAAAGAATACGTTCGACGCAATTGAGCCACCGATACTTGTTTGCACACGGTTCACTTCACATTTGAGGTCTTGCCAGATAACAACACCCGAAGCGTCGTCACCTAGCACGTTGATTCCACCGAGGGCGCTAATGCCCAATACGAATACGTTTCGCGCACCCTCTGGTAGCAACATTTCGACCTTGAGGTCGGTCTTGATGTCAAAGTCTGGTATGACTGCCATGGCTACTCTTTAAGGCTTCTGAGTGTGCCCGTGTAACCGTTTCTAGTTGCCTGGTTTAAAGTGTTGACGATGTCCTGTGCGTTGACCTTTGGCGTGTTGATTGTAATGTTCACATTACCTCGAGCACCGGCTGCTGGAGTGCCAGGTGCCGGAGTGGCTGGCACTGACTGGCCTGGTCCGCCTGGAAAGTATTTGAATGGATCGTTCTTTGGCCCAGAGATTGCTAGCGCGTCTTGACCTAACTGTTTGCCTTGCATAAAGCCACCAAAGGCTGCGCCAATAGCGCCAGCCGTTAATAGTCCCAATGTTGCTAGTAGTGCACCGGCTGAAACGTTCATGGCTGTTATGCCAGGCACAGCGCCAGCGGCTGCAACACCGACGGCGGCTGCGCTTGCTGCAGCTGCAGCGTTACGAGCGGCGAAGAGAGTTGCTACACCGTTGTAGATACCGAGGGTTGTGGTCAAGACTTTGATTGTGACACCGACGCCAAGTAAGACTCCAGACCATGCGACTATTGCGTCTGCGTTGTCAATGGCAAAGGTTGCAAGAATCTCGAACTTGCCAGCCAAGCCTGTTACCAGTTCGATGAACTTGTTTAGTTTTTCTTGGCCTTCTGGCGATGCTATGTAAGCGGCAAACTTCTCGAGGGTTGGCAATAGTGCCATGCCCACGGTTTCCTGTAGATCGTTAAAGATAATTTTCATGCGCTGATAAGGGTCTGTGTTGGCAGCCTTTTCAGCTGCGCCACCGAATGCTTTAGCCAAGTCCTCCATAGGAGTTTTCGAACCCTTGAGGCTAGGGATAAGTTTTAGAAGAGCGGTGTCTGAACCTGCCAGGCTTTTAGCCATGGCCTGCGAAACGATGTCCAAGCCTTTACCTGTACCGGCTGCAACATCGAGGGCGATACCAAGCAAGTCGCTAGCTCGAGCGGTGTCCTTAGTTGCTAAAGCAAGTTTCTGGTAAGCCGGGCGAAGTTCGTCATCGGCAACGGACGCGGAAAACTGGTATTTCTTTATGACTGATTCGACCGAAGCGATTTGGTCGTCGGTTGCTTTCATCGTGTTGCGTAGAGCGTTGGCTAGTAGTTCTTGGCTCTTGACATCGGCAATGGCTGCTTTGCCGGCTTCCTCGAGCTCGTTCGCGATGAACCTGAAAGATAGGCCTACACCGATAGCGGCAAAGGATCGAGAGATTGCTTTAGAGGCTGAGTCTGCTCGCTTGCTCATTTTCTGCAAGTCGGTCTGCGCGCCCTGAGTAGCGGCTGTGAGTTTCTTGAACTCGCCAAGAATCTCGACGTTTAGCACTAAACTCATGTGCCAGACCTTTCCTCGAGGGCTTCAACAAAAGCCCTATACTCAGCCAGCGTAAGTGCCCGAAACTCCGAGGGACTCATTCCTGTTGCTACACAGAAAGTCGCTAACCTCTTTGCGCTTTCGGTTACGCTGGTTCTTTTGGGTCGGCTAGAAACTCCGTCACCCATTCGCTTGCCTGGTTGAACGTCATTTTACCGACTTCTTCAATTTTGGCATTCTTATCCGAGCGCAGCTGCAATAGCCACACTAGGAACTTTAGTGCTCGACCAGGGAACTCGCCCTTGCCGAATAGTGCGTTTACTGATGATCCGGTGAGTTTTTCTAATTGCTCGATTTCGTCCATGGTTAGGACGTCGAGAATGTTTTTTTCTGTGTTACTCATTGGTCGCCTCTCGGTGCTCCTTTGCTATACCGGTTGTATAGCTTGTTTATGTTCATAAAGTAAGTTTTGTACACTTCGTTGCGAGTGATACCTAAAGCCCGGCTAAAGAATGGGTTAGGCATGATGTTCTTTTGTACAAAGTTTTTACGATCGTAGAACCAACCCCAGTGTATGGCATTGGCGTATGGCACCTTTGTATTGTTACCGGCGCTTACTAATACTTTACGTGCTTGTTTCTTGGAACGAATCGTCGAGCGCAAGGCACCTGATCTAACTGGCACTAAAGTTCGCGCGCTCGAGGCCACAATGTCGGCAGCCTCTTGTGACGCGGCGCTGACCTCAGCGGCTGGGACTCCGATAGTTTTTAGTGCTCGGAGTGCGTCGCTGAGGCCAACAACCTTGAGGCCTGATTCGTCAGCCATTTATTAGTCGACGTTTACGAGCTCTACACCGTAGTACAAGTTGCTTGCAACGTCGAGGCCAGTGTTCTTGACTCGTAGAGTCACTGAGAACTGAACTACTTCGTTTGAAGTTAGGTTTAGCGGTGGCAACTGGTTGAAGACGACGGTGCCGGTGTAGTGTGGCTCGTCGGTGCTTGGAACTGAGTTGCCGTTCGGTGCAATGACGAACTGTGCGTCTGAACCGAAGTTAGTCCATAGCACCTGGTAGAGAGAGGTGGTCTCGCCTGAAGTGATACCAGACAAGGTAAGAGCCCACTCGCCGCCAACACGAACCTCACAGAAAGTCTGGACGTCGCCAGGGGCGTCGCCTAGCTCTAGTACGACTGAGTTAGCGTCGCAAGCGTAGTCGGTGCCTGCAATCTTAAAGAGAATGTTTTGCGCCGTAATGCGCGTTGATGCAGCCATTTCTGGAGCCTTTCTAAATTGTGATCTGTACGTCTGTGTTTACAGAGACGGCCAGATACTCGGTGTTGTTGGTTTGTAGGTTATACGGTTGGCCTGCACTTATCATGCGAGCGTAGCCGGGTAATGCTTGAATGACGTCCTGTAGTAGAGCGTCAAGTCTTTCAGTCGCCGTCTTGTTTGTAGCTGTAGCTGCAACAAGGACGAGTTCAAGGTTTAACGTGTATTCCTTGCTAATGCTTACTGGCGTTAGATAGGGACTACCGTTGTTGATAATCACAATTGGAGGCGTAATTCTTTCTGGCACATAGTCAGAAACAATCAAGCCGCCTGCTACTAGATCGAGTTTGAACTCGACCTTTGCGGCTGTAATCTCGTTTGTCATACTCCAAATTTCGTGTAGGGCTGGAGTAGTGGGTAAACGGCAATCATCGGATCACGTGCAACGCGAATCGGTGTGCCGTCCATTGAAGCAAATTGCGCGACTCCTTGTGGAGCGGAGCGACGGTGGAAGAGTTCCGACGAAGCGATGTAAGTCGCCTGGTCTTTGATGTCGTTCGGAACCGTAGTGACTGCGCCAATGTAGCGAGTGACCAGGGCGAGCCCTGCAGCCAAACACTCAGTGGGGAAGTCTACTTCTTCGGTTCCGACATACGCCTGGAACTCTGCCAACGTCACAGCCATTTGAATTACGCGGTTACGTCTAGCTTGACGATTGCACCGAAGCGTGGAACTGCAATGGCCATGTAGCCGTATACAGAAACGCTGTCGGTTAGCGTGGTGATGTCGCCGTCGGTTAGACGTACAGGTGCTCCTGCTGACTCCATGGTGATTACAGCTGCGCTGTTAGCCATGTATACAACGTTTGCACCGATCGCTGGGTCAACGATGATTGGTAGACCAAATACTGAACCTGCAAGTCCAGGGATATTGGCGGTACCGATGTTGTTGATTCCGTTGCCGTCTGACAATAGGACTGGGCGTCCGTCGCCTGCTGCAATGGTAGCCAACTGCACATAGCCGCTGGTGCCAGTGAGAATGAACTCTGGGCGTAGACCGGTGTTTGTGAAGATGTAAGCTGCACCGTTTGCGATACCGGTAGCCAATGAAGCTGCGGTTCCACCGTCGGCGTCGAAAGTCTTGCCGTTGTAGTCGAGTGCACCTAGAGCTGTTACAAGTGATCCGTTGGTTGCGCCTGCGTAGGCAAGTGCTAGACCCTGGAATACCTGGTCAAGGGTGTTGACCTGTGAACGCTCTACATACTGGCGTGAGAACGAGGTGTAACCACCGTAGGTCTTCACTGGAGTTGAAACGGTCTCGAAAGTCAAGTTACCGAATGATAGGGCTTCGTTCTCTGGGTCTTGCTGACCAACTGCGAGGGTGTTCGCGTCAATCTTTGAGTATTCAACGGTTAGGCCAGTCGCTGGTAGTGGTGCGCGGCTGAATGCTGAAACGGTTGGGCGGTTGTTCGCGATCAAGGTGTTGATGTAGCCGAACCATGGTGCAACTACTGCAGCGTCAGCTGAAGTTGAAGCGGTGCGAGCGAACTCTTGTGCCTTGATGTCGCCGGCTACAAGAGCCTTAGCGAACTCACCCTGTGAACGGAATTCCGCTCCCAATGGTGCTGGTGTTGCGACGGTCTGGCCGGCCTCGACGAGGCGGCGGATTTCCGCAACTTCGTCCTGTACGGCGCGAACGTCAAGTTCAATGTTTTCTGGCATTGAATTATCCTGTTCTTCTGGTTGCGGTTCGCTGGTCTCGGCAGGGGTTCCGCCGTCCTCTCGAACCTCGGTTATGTTTGCCCCGGCGAATGCTGGGAACGGCACGACTGAGACCTCTTTTAGAGTGACTTTTGTACGTGTAACTGTTGAACCGTCGCGCTCACTTTCGAGCGGAACGAATCCGACAGAGAATTTATTCAATACGCCGTCGCGCATGAGGGTCATAACCTCGTTGCCTCGAGCGGTGTCTGAAACTTTTGCGGTTATCTCGTAACCTGCGTCGGTGTCGCGCCCTGAGAGCACTTTGCCGATTGGTTCTTCGTGACCGTAGAAGAGCTTGACGTCGGTGACGTCGCTAATTGCTCCTGGAACGAAACGCTCCGTGTACTGGCCGCCGATGTTTGCGTCCTGACCGTATGGAACGGCTAGACCAGTTATGGTGCGCTCCTCTAGATCAGCGCGAACTTCAAATTCGCGTGTTTCCATTTCAGCCATTTAGGCCCTCTTTCACTTGTACCATTTCTGGCGTTAGGAACCCGGCGTCGATACCGGTCTTGTAGTAGTCGTAACGAGCTGAGATGTCTGCCTTGAATAGGTGCTCGAAGTCGAACTCGACTCTGGTGCCTCGAGGTAGACAATTGCTAAGTGCGTCTGTGATTGCGTCTGTGTAGGCCATGAGTGTGTGGCGGTAGAAGACCTGGTTCTCGTCCTGCACGTTGGTATATGTGTCAGACGATCCAGGTACGCTGGTCAACAACAATCTGCTCGGTACACCGTAGAGGCGAGCAATCTGGCGAACGGCCTGCTCCTGGGTGTCTGTAAAGAGAGCGTCGCGTGGCGTCAAAGAGATCGCCTTGTAGTCAAAGCCGTTGCCTAATACTGCGACCTGGCGGTTCTGTTGCTTGTTGTGCCAGGTGGCGGTAATGCTCTCAGCGTCAGCTGGGTTGAGCATTTGGTTTGTGGTCAAGATACCGGTTGGAACTCCAGCCGCGCTGAACCAGTTAGCAGCGTAGTCGCGTAAGTCAAGGGCCGAGGCGATGTCTCGGTTACAGGTTTCGATAGGTGAAAGCCCTCTTAGGAATCCAACGCGGCTGAAGATTTTCAGGTGTTCCATCTGATCCATTGAATAGCGGCGACCCTCGAAGAAATATTCAACGCCCTGCGTGATGTCATTGGTGTTTACATATTGAATGCTGACCGAGTTACCTGGCAACAGAATCAGGTTGTTGACTGCTCCTGATGAGCTGAATTGTTTGAGCCAGAATGCGTTGCCCTCGAGGCCAAGAGCGACGACGGTCTGGAATAGAAAGTCGCGACGGCTTTCGAGCAGGCTTGGCTTGTTCACAATGATTGGGTTCTCGATTTGCATTTCCATGCCGGTGGCATAGCGGAACGTGCGTAGGTTCATCTTGCTAATCGGAGTGGCGATGATCTGAACGGCGCGGTAGACGGCCGTTAGCGATAGCGCAAGTTCTGGGGTTGCGTAAGTTGCAGCTCGAGACGGAACGGTCGGCTGAACTGCGCGTGTTTCTTCAACACGGCCTGTGAGGCGTTGCCAAATAGTTGCCATACCACAAGTCTAGGCCATGCGAGGACATGCTTTGCATTTGAGGCGTGTCGCGCTTAAAAAACTTGTATGCCAGGAGTGAGTGCTCGGCTCGAAACGTACAGTGCAAACACGGTCGCAATTAGAGCGTCTATTTCACCATTGGACTTTTCTCGGCTAATCAGCCAAGTCTCGCCAGAGTATTTGGTTACACCGTTCTGGGTTTGAACTACAAGTAATGGATCGTTATTGTGCTTGACAGTGCCGGTGGCAAACATGGCGTAGACGGCCGAGCAAGCCTGGCTGACTTCTTTAGTCCAAAGTTGCCAGACCGGTATGCCAGCCAACTTGAGTCTCTTTGCCAGGCTGTTTAGGTTTCGGTCGTCCATGGCTATCGCTCGAGGTGAGTGTTGCGTGTATAGACGAGTGAGTTCATTGAAGAGTAATTGCTCGGTAGGCGCAACGAACGAGGCCACAATCTCGGTCTCTTGTATGTCGCCGTTTGAATTTGCAGCTGCAATAGTTGCGTATTCCCAATTGCGAGCAACATCGACGGCAAAGACAACACCTTGAGAGTTTGTAATTCCTTTGCCGGTCGCCGCCTTAAATAGTTCGCCAGGGAGCCATGAGGCCGAACTGCCAGAGATGAATTGGTTTAGCGTGTACCGGCGAACCTCATGTTCGGGCTGTGTCGCGACGTCTGAGATCACCCTGTCAATGGGAATGCGTCCACACGCGATTGCAGGGTTAGCCGTCATAATTGCAGCTGCGCTGTCGATAGGTGCGCCAACAGGTGCCTCCCAGATGAATGCTCCGAAACGTTCCAGAGACTTGTCGCCGCCAATGGCTTTAGCCGCTGACTTGTAGAGCTCTATGAGCGTCTCTGAAGACTGGTCGCCAGCGGTTGTAATCATTATGACCATGGCGTCTGCTAGGGCTGTAGTGCCCTTTGTAGCGGCCGTCCAGATACCTTTCTTGGCAAGGTGTCCCTCGTCCAGAATGACGCGAACGAACGGCTTGCCCTGAAGTGCGCCCTCTTTAGCCGGGCTGACTTTGTACTTGCCGGTGCCGTCCTGCTTGGCGATACCTCGGGTTTCGGTTGTGCGCTTGAAGCGTTTAGCCAGCCAGCCATGTGCGTCGATGACGTGTTTGACGCGATCGTAAATAATCGTTGCCTGGTCGTAGCTCGAGGCAATAGAAGTCACATCGCCTTTCTGAAAGAGCATGGACTCAAGCGCAAGGCCACCACCGACAACGGTCTTTCCGTTCTGGCGACCCATGGACACTAGAACCTGCCTGTACCTAAGTTCCCCGGGGTACTCTTCATGGTCAGCCGGGTAGCGTTCAAGAATGTGCCTGAGTAGCCACTTTTGCCATTCGTCTAATTGAATCGGGTCGTCGGTCTCAGGTGTGACCCAGCAGAGTTCCATGAGCTCGATAAGTCGGTCGCCGTCAGTCTCGAAGTCTTCTGTGAGTGGCTGAGTAGAGCGAGCCGGTAGCTGGAGCATTATCGCGTGAGCAACTCGGCTAATGGATCGTGTTCTGCGGTCTGACCTTTGACTTGGCGCGATATCTCGAGCACAGTCTTGCGTAACTCGGCCGCGGTCGATGTATTCGCCTCGGAATCAAACTGGGAGGCCAGTGAGAGGGCTAACCCTGCTAGCACCATTTGTTCCAGGTTCAAATTCAGGCTATCTAGCCACGTTCTAATCGTGTTCTGTACCATTTCAGCTCCTATGCCAAATAATCTACTCGGTTTATGAAAATCCGCGAGCTTGCGCGGGGTGAAATCGCACCCGCGAAATAAACGCGGGCGCAAGTTTTTTGTCTATTTAGTTATGAATGCTCGTACTAAGCGTTGTAAGGCTCTGTAACGGGCTCGTAATGCTGGCTTGGTGAATGCATACCATTGGTTGCGTAAGCGTCTGTAGCGCCATTCTGGAGGCTTTTTGTAACGTGTTGCTCTGTGTTTGCCTTTAGTCCTTGTCATTGTGTCCTCTGTGTGTAGTGTGGGGGGCTACCGGTCTACCCCTCCCCCCACTTCATCTGGGGGGCGGCTTATTTCCAGCGGTCTGAGCGCCATGGCACTCGCTTGTATGTGCGGTCTTGTTTGCGTCCGTTGCATACTCTGCACATGGATTGCAGGTTCTCGATGTTGTGATTGGGTTCACCGTTGCCTGGCGCGATGATGTGGTCGATTGTCCAGTCTGCGCCCTCAAGCTCTTTGCCGCATAGTGAGCAGATTGGATCGAGTATTGTTTTGGCTGCAGCTCGCGCTAATCGCCAGGCGTTTGAATCATGCCAGTCAGCCACGATTGGCCTTGTCGAGCAAGATGTCCGTTCTTATCTTGTCAATGCCTGTCATTATGTATTGCAGGTCTTTCGTTGGCTTGATGTGATTGGCGTCAAGTTCATCTTTGAGCCATTGGGCAATCATTAGCAGGGCTCGAGCTGACCCGATTCGTTCTGATGATTTCATAAGCGGTTCCATGTAGGCGGCTACGTGATCGTATGCAGGTGTTTCGGTCATTTGGTTTCCTCGATTAGTTGAATCAGTTTGAACAGTTCGGTTTGGTAGTTAAATGCGCTGGGCTTTTGCCAGTTGTCTTTGATTGCCATGATTAGCGCGATGATTCGTTTGCGTTCTTGGATTGTGCCGATTAGGTGGGCTGTGTCGATTGCTTTGGACATGCCTTGGACACCTGCTCTGTAGCCCTCGTCGAAGCTCATGCGACTCTGTGCAGTTCTGCTGTGCGTTCACGTAGTTCGAATAGGCCTTGTAGGTCTGGTTCTTGCTTCATGATTAGCCGGGCGTACAGTGCTCGATAGTTGTTGTTCAACTTGTAGCCTCCGTCTTTGTCTGTGTTGAGGTGTGAGTTCCAGCGGAGTACTTCGAAGAGTGTTGCGATTCCGAGTTTCGCTGATCCGTTGAGTTGCCAGGTGCGAGCTAGTCGAACGAGTCCGATGTAGACC